TCTCCATCAGGTCTTGCATCAAGACCAGTCAGAATTTGTTTGTTTGATGAAGTAGATAGATACCCAATATCAGCAGGTAGTGAAGGTGATCCAATCTTGTTAGGTAGAAAGCGAACTACTACTTTTTGGAATAGAAAAATAATTATGACATCAACACCAACAATAAAAGGATTATCACGAATAGAAAAAGCATACGATGAATCAGATAAAAGAGTATTCCAAGTGCCATGCCCAGAATGTAAAGAATTACAAGAACTGAAGTGGCAACAAATAGTATGGCACGAAAATAAACCTGAAACAGCTTGTTTATCATGTAAGCATTGTGGCTCAGTTATAGAAGAAAGTAAAAAACAATGGATGTTGCAAAATGGTAAGTGGAAAGCAACAGAACCGAATGGTAAGAAAGTTGGCTTTCATATTTCAGAACTATATTCACCTTTTAGAACTTGGGTAGAACTAGTAGAGGATTTTTTAGAAGCCAAGAAGTCACCTGAATTATTACAAACATTTATTAATACATCGCTTGGTGAAACATGGGAAGAACAGGGTGAGGAGATAGAAGCCGAAGGATTAATGGAGAAATGCGAAAACTATAACCATGAAAGCATACCCAAAGATGTTCTTGTATTATCAGCAGGTATTGATACACAAAACGATAGGGTAGAAATAACAGTTATAGGTTATGGTGAGAACATGGAAGCATGGGTAGTTGAACATCGTATCATTTGGGGAAATCCTGCAACCAAAGAAATATGGATGGAACTAGACGAATATTTAAAACTATCATTTGACAAAGAAGATGGTGCTAGACTACCAATCAGCATTGCTTGTATTGACTCAGGTGGTTCTTTTACAGATCAAGTTTATGCTTTTACAAGAGGTAGAAACAACAGAAGAATATTTGCTGTCAAAGGTGCATCGCAATCTAATAAACCTATAGCATCAAGGCCAACCTTTGTGGGTAGAAGAAGAACAGCATTGTATTCAGTTGGCACAGATACAGCGAAAGAATTTATCCATGCAAGACTGAAAGATGAAGCAACTGATCTAATTCACTTTCCAAACACAGTAGATGAAGAATATTTTAAACAGCTTACAGCCGAAAGGAGAGTATCGAAATTTGTAAGAGGTAAGAAAAGTTTGGTGTGGAAACAAACTCGGCAAAGGAATGAAGCGTTGGACTGTTTTGTATATTCTTTAGCAGGAATCCATATACTACAACCTGATTTTTCCAAATTAGTAGGGAAAACAGAAGTAAAAAAACAAAAAAATACAAATCGAAAGTCATCATTATTACAAGAAAGGCGAAGATTATATCGTAGAAAAGAAAGAAACTTTATTACTTCTTGGAAAGATTAAGATTAAAATATCAGTTAAACTATTGACACATGGAAAATTTATTCGATACAGCTAATTATCCAACACAAGAACCTGATACCCTAATCGTTGGTGATAGATTTGTATGGAGAAGACCTGATCTTGCATCAGTATATGATCCAAGCAGTTTTGTTTTGACATATAACTTCAATGAAGATAGTGGTGGTTCTAATAAATTTTCTATTACTGCATCCGAAACTTCAACCGATTATATAATTGAAGTAAATTCTGCAACCACAAGAGATTATGTTGCAGGTGAGTATAATTGGACTGCATACATTACAAGATCATCAGATTCAAATAGATTTTCAGTTGATACAGGACACACTACATTAGAAATAAACTTAGCTAACTCTAGTGCTGACAATAGAAGCCATGTTAAAAAGGTGCTTGATGGCATCGAAGCTGTTTTGGAGAATAGGGCTTCTCAAGACCAAATGAGTTATAGTATTGCAGGAAGGTCATTATCAAGAATGTCTATTGATGATCTCCTTACTTTTAGAGCAAGATACAGAGCAGAGTATCTAAAAGAACTTAAATTGAAAAGAATTAAAAACAAACAAGATACAGGTAACACAATTAAGGTAAGGTTCTAATGGCTGTATGGGATAGACTGTTTAAAAGCAGGAAAAAGCAAATACGAAGAAGAAGAAACTATAAAGCAAGTAATTCAGGTAATTTATTTGCTGATTTCTTTGGTTCATCTAGTAATGCAGACAGCAATATCAGATTTAATCTACGAAAAATAAGAGATAGATGCAGAGATCAAGCAAGAAATAACCAGTATGCAAGAAGGTATTTGCAACTATTAGTGACTAATGTTGTCGGTCAAAATGGTATCAGAATACAATCCAAAGCAAGAAATGAGGACAATAGCCTAGATTTTATCGGCAATCAGATCATAGAAAGAGAGTTTAGGAAGTGGGGTAAGAAGGGTAATTGCACAATAGATGGCAAAATGTCCTTCTTAGATGCACAAAAACTATTCATTGAAACATTAGCTAGAGATGGTGAAGTGCTTGTCAGACATATCAAAACCAATAACCCACTTGATCCATACAGAATACAATTCCTAGATGCCGATTATCTTGATGAAGAAAAAAATGAAAATCTAAACAATGGTCAAGAGATCATTATGGGTGTCAAGCTAGATAAATTCAAAAAACCGATAGCATATATGTTGTTCCAAGAACATCCTCATAATAACTATCATGGTAAATACAATAGAAAGCATATTGAAGTCAAAGCAGAAGATGTGATCCATGCTTATCAATCAGAAAGACCTGAACAAACTAGAGGACTACCATTTATGACAACAGCATTAAGTGGTATGAAAATGCTAGATGGCTATTTAGAAGCTGAACTGGTAGCAGCTAGAGTTGGTGCAAGTAAGATGGGATTTTTTACAAGTGATGCAGGTGATGGTTATGTTGGTGACGATAAAGAAGATGACTATACCCCAATTATGAATGCTGAAGCAGGAACATTTGAGCAGCTACCTGAAGGTATGGATTTTAAAACATTCGATCCTCAACATCCAACATCTTCATTTGACTCTTTTCAGAAAGCAGTTTTGCGAGGTATAGCATCAGGACTTGGTGTATCTTATGTTTCACTTGCCAACAATCTTGAGGGTGTAAACTATTCATCAATCAGGCAAGGCACATTAGAAGAAAGAGACAACTATCGAATATTACAGAAGTTTATGATTGAACACTTTATTGAACCAGTATTTAGACATTGGCTTTTACAAACTATGTCTTTCAAAGAAAACTTTTTATTACCACCTGATAAATACAACAAGTTTGCCGACAATATGATTTATATTCCTAGAAGTTGGGGATGGATTGATCCAGTTAAAGAAGTTAAAGCTAATGTTGATGGACTTAATGCAGGTGTTATCACTATGCAAGATGTTCAGTCTAATTATGGCAGAGATGTTGAAGAACTATTTGAACAACATCAAAGAGAGGAAGAACTTGCTAAACAATACGATATTGCTATGGCTTATCAACCTTATGGTGCTATGAAAATGCCAGTCGATGCTGAAATACAGCAAGGCGAAGATGAAGATGAGTAAAGGCAGCAAAGTTAGACCAAAGACAATATCTGATGATGAGTTTTATCAAAACTGGATAAAAATATTCGGTAAGAATGGTGAAAACCCAAAAAAATATAAATGGAAGAAAACAAAACATGGCAACTGACTTTCCCAAAAAAGGTGATGATAAAAAAATATCACTAAGAAATTCTAACTATCCTTTGTTTGATAGGAACTTTGCTGCTTCTATAAAAGAAGATGATCCTAAGATATGGAAAGCAGGTGGCAACATTGAAGGCAACAACTCTTACAGATTACTATTAAGAGCATTAGATGGTGATGATTCTCCTGCTGTTTTACGAAAGATAAAAGAAAGAGAATCATGGGCTGCAAGACATTTTGAAGATGGTGGACAGTTTAAGTCAGGTGATAAAAAAGCAAGACCATCTAATATTGCAGGAATTGTAGCTCAGATGAAATGGCTTGTGATAGGTACATTAGGTGAACAAAAAATGAAAGATGTAATTTTAGAAGCTGTCAAATACTTAGAAGATAAAGAAGATAGATCAGCAGAAAGGCAAGTAAGTAAAACAGTTGAAAAGGGATTAAGAAAAAAAGTAGAAGATCACAATGAAGAATATGGTAATGATAAAAGAAAAAGAGCAACTTATAGAATGTTGTTGGCAGTCTTTGAAAGAGGTATAGGTGCATACAAAACGAACCCATCTTCAGTCAGACCAAGTGTGGCATCACCCGAACAATGGGCTTATGCTAGAGTAAATGCTTTCTTATTTGCTCTTAGAAATTTGAGATTCCCAAGTAAAAACAAATTCGATACAGACCTACTTCCGAAAGAACATCCTTTATCTTCTAAAGAAAATGGTGATAGAATAGCTGATATGGATAATGAAACAAGACAAGAAACCATAGAATATGAAGTTATCATCAAAGAAGGTGAAAACAAATATGGTGAAGGAAACAAGTTTTATTTAGATGGTGAAAACTCACCAAGTCTAATTATGCTTTCAGGCAATGAATATATTTTTAATATAAGCGATGGCTCAAATAAAACTCATGCTCTTAGATTCTCAGCAACAGAAGATGGTTCACATAACGAAGGTGAAGAATATAAGCAAGGTGTTGAAATAAATGGTAAAGCAGGTGAAGAAGGTGCAAGTATAAAAATAATGGTGGATGATGACACACCTGATCTTTACTACTATTGTGTAAATCACAAAGGCATGGGTGGCAAAATTTCAACAAGACAAATGGAAGAAGATAGACCTCACGAACCCTATCACGAAGAAGAAGAAGAAGAAAAAAGACCATATCATTATGACGAAGAAGAAAAAGGCTTTAAGGAAGATGAAGATAGATCAAATTCAGAAATATTAGATTTTTATGCCAAAGAAGATTTAAAAAGAAACTTTGATTTCGATAGAGAAAAAATAAACGAAGAAAAAAGAACAGTTGTCATTGGTGTATCAAGTGAGAAACCAGTTCAAAGAAGATTTGGTTTTGAAGTTTTAGGACATAACGAAGAAGAAATAGATATGGAATTTATGGCAAGTGGTAGAAGTCCACTTTTACTAGACCACGATTCAACCAAACAAATAGGAGTAGTTGAGGAGTTTGGTATCGACAAAGCAAACAAAAGAACAGTAGCTAAAGTTCGCTTTTCTAAAAATAGAATGGCTGACGAGGTCTTTCAAGATGTGAAAGATGGCATACGACAAAACATATCTGTTGGCTATCAAGTCAATAGTATGGAAAAAGAAGATGAAGAAAGAGAGGGTGTTCCTATCTATAGAGTCAATTCTTGGTCTCCTTTAGAGGTTAGTGCAGTTTCAATTCCTGCTGATTCCAGTCCGTCAGTTGGATTCGCAAGAAATATAGAAAAAGCACAAACAAAAATTGAAATTAACCCCATTAACAATAAGGAAAATAAAATGGAAACTAAAGAAATTAATAATGTTCCTGAAGTAAATCCTAATGAGTTAAGAGAAAAATTTGCTAAAGAATCAAAAGCTATTATCGATCTTGGTGTTCAACACAACAAGAGAGACTTAGCACATGAGTCAATCGCAAATGGTGATTCTCTTGAACAATTTAGAGGTAAACTTCTAGGTGCAATCGCAAACGATAAGCCATTGGATTTACCATCCGATGTCGATATGAATGTAGCAGAGAAAAGAGATTATTCTCTTATTAAAGCTATCAGAGAAAGTGCAAGTGGCAAATTATCAGGACTTGAAAGAGAAGTTTCTGATGAAATAGCTGCTCAAACTGGCAAAGCTGCAAGAGGATTCTATATGCCAACAAATATTGGTTTTGGCAAAAGGGATTTAACTGTTGGAACAAATAATGCAGGTGGATTCTTAAAAGGAACAGATCATCTTGGTAATGAGTTCATCGAAGCAGTTTATGAAAATCTAGTTATTGGTCAGGCAGGAGCAAGAGTATTACAAGGGCTAAAAGGGGATGTTGCTATTCCTAAACTTTCAGCTTCAGTAAACAATGCTTCATTTGTAGCAGAAAACGCAGCACCTTCTGAATCAAGCCAAACTTATGCACAAGTTACAATGTCTCCAAAGACTTTAGCTTGTTTCATAGACTTGAGCAGAAAATTAATGATGCAATCTGATCCGTCTGTTGAACAGATAGTCAGAGACGATATTATTCAATCTTTCGCAAGAAAAATTGATGGTGTTGCATTAGAAGGTGGTGGATCAAATGAACCATCAGGTCTAATAGGCACAATGTCAAACAATGTTGTATCTATAGGAACAAATGGTGGTGCATTTGCTTACACAAACCTAGTTGATATGATTAAATTAGTTGAAGAAGACAATGCAATCAGAAATGATGGTAGTGTTCACTTCATAGGTAACGCTAAAGTAACTGCTAAATTGAGAACAACATCAAAACAGGCTAGTGGTGTTGAAGGTAATTTTATTCTTGAACCTAACAATCAAATGTTTGGTTATGACTACTTATCATCTTCATTAGTACCATCCGACTTGTCGAAAGGATCAGGTTCAAACCTATCTGCTCTACTATTTGGTGACTTCTCACAATTATTGCTTGGGTATTACTCAGGTGTTGATGTAGTAGTTGATCCGTACACAGGAAGTTCAGCAGGAACAACAAGACTTGCTTTCTTCCAAGATATGGATGTTGCAATCAGAGACGAAAATGCCTTTTCAGTATGTAAAGACATTGTGACTTAATATTAGTCAGTCTTAGATTTAGGGCTACTTCGGTAGCCCTTTTTTTATGTATAATAGAAATATGGATAAAAAAATAAAATTCGAGTTCAACCAAACCTTTTACTTTGATGGACACAAATATCAATCAGGAGACTGTATTGAAGTGTCTGAAGATCAAGCGAAGGAATGGTCTAGTAAGCATTTTGGTAAAGTGTTTAAACCTAAGAAATCCAAGAAGGAGAAATAATGGAAGTAGTAGCAACAAGAAAAGTATTCTTTGAAGGACAATGGTATAAAGCAGGTGATTGTTTTCATTGTTCAGAAAGTGATTTTGCTAACCTTGAACCTCAAGGTGTAGAACTAGCAAAAGGACAAAGCAAAGCAAAAAGAGATAAAGTAGAAAAAGAATTTAGTAAAAGATAATGGCATTAGAGTCAGCACAAGATTTACTGAATTTTTTTGATACAGACACACATGGTAAATCTGCGACAGTCACAATAGATGGCAGCAGTTCAACCATAAGTGTAATTTTAAATAATGAATATTTTGCAATAGCAGGTGAGTCAGTAGATATTGATGGAACTCAACCAGTAGCAACTTGCAGGACATCAGATGTAGCAAATATAGATACATCAGACAGTATTACCATTGATTCAGTTAATTACAACATAACTAATATTCAACCTGATGGCACAGGTATTACTGTATTGATCCTGCAAACACAATGATCCTTTATACCGAAGAACAATTAGATGACTGTTGGGTTTATGACTGCGAACAGAGAGAAACACAAAACAGAGAGAAAATATCAAGGGGGCAATATGAAAGATTATTCATGCAACACCTTGAAAATATTTTAGCAGGTACAAAATTAGTAAGACTGAAAATTTACATTCCAAGATGGGTATTTGAAACTATAGATGAAGAAATACTCGTTAATGTTCAAGATACTATTAATTAATGATTGATAAGTTAATACAACCAGTAAGTGCAATATTAGATAAATTCATTGTTGATAAAGACCTTAAAATAAGGCTAGAACATGAACTAAGAACTGAAATACATAAAGCTAATTTAGCACAAATTGAAGTAAACAAAGAACAAGCTAAACATTCTTCAATATTCGTCTCAGGTGCTAGACCTGCGATTATGTGGGTGGCATGTTTTGGTTTATTTTGGTCATATTTTTTAGCACCTATGTTGAATTGGATTATTGTTGTGAGTGGTAGTGATGTGCCTTTACCTCAAATAGAAACTGAAGGACTTTTAACATTAACACTTTCGCTTTTAGGGCTTGGTGGTATGAGAACTTATGAAAAAATGAAAGGAGTTGCTAGAAATAGTCTGAAAGAATAAATGCCAAAGAAAACAAAAAAACAATTTGTAACTGTTCACGAACCTGTATGTGGTGTTAGAGGTAAAAAAACCTCACAAGGCAGGAATAATATCAGCACAAAAACAATGAATAAAAACTATAGGAGAAGTTTCAAGAAGTATCGTGGACAAGGCAAATAAGCTAGAATTGTCTTATGGCACACTTTAGACAACAGATTAGAGAAAGAGTAGGCACTACACTGACTGGTTTAGATGCTACTGGATCAAATGTTTTTCAATCAAGAATATATAATGTAGAAGCTGACAAACTACCCTGCATTTGTATTTATACTCAATCAGAGACATCAGAACCAGTCACGATAGGCATACCAAGAACAATACAAAAGATACTTGATTTGGTGATAGAAGTGTATGTCAAGTCATCAACATACGATGCGACACTTGATGCAACACTAAAAGAAGTCAAAGAAACTATGGCATCGGACAAGAATATTAACAATTTGGCTAAAGATAGCTTCTTAGTATCGCAAGAGTTGAACTATAATGGAGAAGGTGATAAGACAACTGCTTTTGGTATTCTTACCTATAGAGTCGAATATCATCATACAGAAGGAACATTAGAGTAATGGCATTAAAAGTAAGAGATAGAGTAAAAGAAACAACAACCACAACAGGAACAGGCACTATTACATTAGGTGGTGCTGTCACAGGTTTTAGGACTTTCTCTTCTGTTTTATCAGACAATGACACTACTTATTATGCTATTGTTGCTGATACCCAGTTTGAAGTAGGACTTGGCACATATTCAAGCAATACATTAGCAAGGACAACAGTATTATCTAGTTCAAATTCTAATAGTGCTGTAAGTTTTTCAACAGGCACAAAAAATGTATTCATTACTCAACCATCAGGCAAAGCAGTCTTTAGGGATGCTTCAGGTAATATTGCAGAACTAACAACAGCTAATCTTTCAGAGAACACTAATCTTTACTATACCGATGAAAGGGTAGATGACAGAATAAGTGCTTTATTTCAATCAGGAACAGGTATAAGTTTTGCTTACAATGATTCAAGCAATACTTTTACACCTACAGTCACATTATCCCCATTTGATACTGATAATCTTTCTGAGGGATCAAGCAACTTATATTTTACAAATGAAAGAGTTGATGACAGAGTTGCTAGTCTTTTACAGAATGGTACAGGTATAAGTTTCACTTATAATGATTCTTCTAATACATTGACACCAGTTATATCTCTATCTTCTTTTGATACAGATGATCTTAGCGAAGGATCAAGCAATCTTTATCACACGACAGAAAGAGTACAAGATATTGTTGGTGCTATGTTTAGTAGTAATACCGAAACAGGCATAACAGTATCGTATGAAGATAGCGATGGAACTATTGATCTTGTTGTAGCTACACAATCAGATAATAACTTTACAACGACACTACTTAATAAACTCAATGCTATCGAATCAAATGCTACAGCAGATCAAACAGCTTCGGAGATAAGAACACTTGTAGAATCAGCTAGTGATTCAAATGTTTTTACAGATGCAGACCATTCAAAGCTAGATGGTATAGAAGCAAGTGCTACAGCCGATCAAACTGCTGCTGAAATAAGAACACTTGTTGAGTCGGCTTCTGATTCAAATGTTTTTACTGATGCTGACCACACTAAATTAAATGGCATTGAAGCAAGTGCTACAGCAGACCAAAGTGACTCAGAGATTAAGACTGCTTATGAAAACAATTCCGATACAAATGCTTTTACTGATGCTCTGCTTTCAAAACTTAATGCTATAGAATCAGGTGCAACAGCAGACCAATCATCAGAAGAGATTCAAGATATTGTAGGTGCAATGTTCAGTTCCAACACTGAAACTGGCATAACAGCAACTTATCAAGACTCCGATGGTACTATTGATTTTGTTGTGTCTTTATCATCTTTCGATACCGACAATCTTAGTGAAGGCTCAAGCAATCTTTACTATACAGATGCAAGAGTCAATTCATTTTTAACAACAAACAGCTATGCTACTCAATCTTTTGTCAATACAGCAGTAAGCAATTTAGTAGATTCAGCACCTTCAGCATTAGATACATTGAATGAGTTAGCTGCTGCTCTTGGTGACGATGCAAATTTCGCTACTACAACAGCAACAAGTCTAGGCAACAGACTAAGAATAGATGTCAGCAATCAAGGTCTTACTAGCACACAAAAAACAAATGCTCTTACTAATCTTGGTATTAATGCAGAATATTCAGGCAATGCAGCTACAGCAAATGCCCTTTCAACAGCAAGAACAATACATGGTGTAAGTTTTGATGGTTCAGGAAATATAGATTTAACAGAAGTTATACAAGACACAGTAGGAGCAATGTTCAGTTCCAATACTGAAACAAATATATCAGCAACTTATCAAGATTCAGACGGAACAATAGATTTAGTGGTTTCAAACTTAAATCAGGACACTACAGGAAATGCTGCTACTGCTACTGCTCTTGAAACTGCTAGAACAATACATGGTGTAAGTTTTGATGGTACTGCAAATATAGACCTATCTGAAGTTATTCAAGATACAGTAGGTGCTATGTTCTCCAGTAATACAGAAACAGGTATTACAGCAACTTATGAAGATGGTGATGGAACGATAGATTTAGTAGTTGCCACACAAACAGCTAACGATTTTACAACAACACTTAAAAACAAACTTGATGGTATTGAAGCGAGTGCAACTGCTGACCAAAGCGATAGCGAAATCAAAACAGCCTATGAAAATAATAGTGACACAAATGCTTTTACAGATGCACTACTGTCAAAATTAAATGGCATTGAAGCTAATGCAACTGCTGACCAAACAGCAGAAGAAATACAAGACATAGTGGGTGCTATGTTTTCTTCAAATACAGAAACAGGTATAACTGCGACATATCAAGATTCCGATGGAACTATTGATCTTGTTGTTGGCACTTTAAATCAAGACACAACAGGAAATGCAGCAACAGCTACAGCACTTGAAACAGCAAGGACTATTCATGGAGTATCTTTTGATGGTACAGGCAATATTGATCTGTCAGAAGTTATACAAGATACAGTCGGTGCAATGTTTGGTTCTAATACAGAAACAGGGATTACTGTTACATATCAAGATGCAGATGGAACTATAGATTTAGTTGTAGGCACATTGAACCAAGATACCACTGGTAATGCAGCAACAGCTACAGCTTTAGAGACTGCAAGAACAATACATGGAGTATCTTTTGATGGAACTGGAAACATTGATTTAACAGAGGTGATTCAAGATACAGTAGGAGCAATGTTTAGTTCAAATACTGAAACAGACATTACAGCAACCTATCAAGATGCCGATGGTACTATAGACTTAGTGGTTAGTGGTGGTGGTACAGCAGGTATCAGCACATCAGCTAATGCTACAGCTTTAACGATAGATTCAAGTGAAAGATTATTTACAACTAATGAACTAACAGTTAATAACAGTTCAGTATTATCTTTAGGTAAATTTGGTGTCAAGTTTAACGGAACTACCAATAATGGTATTGTCCTTGAAACTACCAGAGATGCGACAGGTTCAACATATATTAGATTTAATGATAGTGATAGTGCTGCTATAGGTAGTATTTCTCAAGACGGAGCATCTACTGTTACTTATTCAACATCTTCTGACTACAGATTAAAAGAAAATGTTAATTATGATTTTAATGCCTTAGAAAGATTAAATGAATTAAAACCATGTAGATTTAACTTTATTGGGGATGGAACAGATAGAGTGGTGGATGGTTTCTTAGCACATGAAGTTTCACCTTATGTACCTGAAGCTATAGTAGGTGAAAAAGATGCAATGAATGATGATGGTACTATCAAACCTCAAGGAATAGATCAATCTAAACTTGTACCATTACTAATTAAATCGGTTCAAGAATTATCGCAAAAAGTAGAACAACTGGAATCTGAAATAAGGGCTGCATAATGTCATTTGGTCTATCTGCCTTTGCAGAACTACCTCTAGCATCTCAATCAGATGCTACAGGGACAAAATCAGTTGAACAGCTTATCAGAGAAACAGCAACATCAAGTTTGACTGGACTCACAACAACAGGATCAAACATTTTTGCATCTAGGGTTCATAACTTAGAAGCTATTAAACTTCCTGCATTACTTTTATATACAAGAGACTTAGAATCAGAACCTTTAGTGCTTGGTGCTACTAGAACTATCGAAAAGAATTTAACACTTCATGTTGAAGGTTATGTCAAGCAAAACACCAATTTTGACGATAAAATTGATGATATATGTGTTGAGGTAGAAGAAGCATTATTTACAAATAGGTTATTAAATAATCTTGTAAAAGATACTTTTTTAACAGAGAGTGTTATAGAATATGAAAATGAAGGTGAAACACCACTTGCTAGAGTCTTGATGGACTTCCAAGTTGTATATCACCATAACGAAGGAAATTTATAATTATGGCAACATTTGTAGGATCAGCAGGAGTAGTTAAAGCAGGTGGTAATGCTATTGGTGAGATCAGATCATTTTCAGTTGAACAGTCAGGCGATGTGATTGAAGATACAAAAATGGGAGACTCAGCAAGAACATTCAAACCTTCATTGACTCAATTTACTGCAAGTATTGAAGCATTATTCGATGATACTGATACAGCCCAAACTGCTATGACCATTGGTAGTGAACTAGCATTTTTATTTCAACCTGAAGGATCAGGTTCAGGTGCTTATCAACTATCAGGTACAGGCATTGTAACTGGTATATCCAGATCACAAAGTTTTGATGGTTTAGTTGAGATATCATTCTCTGTTCAAGGAACAGGTGCTTTAACTATTGGAACTGTATAATAGGTGCGAAGAAATCCTCTTAAAAAGGATTTAAGGACACCTAAATACAGGTTGAGAGTATATGGGAAGAAGAAATATAAAAGGAGAAAGAAGATAGATGAAAGCTATTGATCGTGCTAAATCGCACTTCAACAGTCTCGAAATTAAAAAAATTAAAGTGCCTGAATGGGATATGGAAATTTATGCAAGACCTTTAAATCTATTCGAGACGAAAAAACTAATGAAATATGCTAATGATGATTCAATAGAAATGTTAGCTTATGTAGTGATGCTTAAAGCACTAGATGAAAAAGGAGATAATCTTTTTACTTTAGAAGATAAATCAGCATTACTTAATGATGTTGATAAGGATGTTCTTGCAAGAGTGGCAAATGAAATTATGAATCAGCAAAATCAAGACGAAGTAAAAAAAAATTAGAAGTAGATCACAACACCTATAATCAATTATCTTTAGCAGAGTGTCTTAACAAATCTCTTTTTGAAGTTCAACAAATGACACTTGAAGAATACCAATTATGGTTAGCTTACTTTAGAATAAAGGAAGAAAGACGTAAAGATGGCTAAAGAAAAAATAAATTTTATTCTACAGGGTGTAAACAACACCCAAAAAGCATTTAATGATATAAAAAGAAACTTAAATGTCTTAGATAGAAAAACAAAAGGACTGCAAAAGTCCTTCGCTTTTGTTGCAAAATCTGCAACTGCTACTTTTACTGCTGTATCTGTTGCAGTGGGTGTTTCTACTATGAAAATAGATAGATTGGTAAAAACATCAGAAAAGTTAGGTGTTTCTGTTGAGTTTTTACAAAAATTCAGATTCGCTGCTGAACAAGCAGGTATAAGAGTAGAAACAGCAGATATGGCAGTCCAAAGATTTACTCGGAGACTTGCTGAAGCAGATAAAGGAACTGGTGAAGCTAAAGATGCACTTGCACAACTAGGCATACAATTAAGAGATTCTACTGGTGCTTTAAGACCAGTTGAAGAAGTTTTATTAGATGTAGCAGATGGCATCGCAAATGTTTCAAATGAATCAGAAAAAGTAAGACTTGCCTTTAAATTCTTCGATTCAGAAGGTGTGGCTTTAGTTGGCACAATGAAAGGTGGATCAGAAGTTTTGCGACAATTTTTTAATGATGCAGAATCATTGGGTGGAGTTCTGAGTCAAAGTGCTGCAAAAGGTGTAGCAGACTTTGCAGACGAATTTACAAGACTTAAAACCTTATTGGGTGGTTTGGTAAATAATCTGACTGCATCTTTAGCACCTGCATTAGAACAAATTACAAATGATTTTGTAACTTTTGTGCAAAAGCAAGTTGAATTACAGGGTGGTTTTCGCAACTTTGGTAATTTTCTTGCAAATGAATTTATTGGTGTTTTACAAATGATTATTTCTGCTTTAACAACTCTAAGCAATGTTGTAATTGATGTTTTGAATACAATCAAAGGAGCAGGTCAATTTTTAGGTCTTACAGAAGAGACTGAAGCAGTCAAAGCTCTAAGAGAAGAACTTAATATGCTTAATAGTGTTCAAGCAGTAAATGCTAGATTTAGAAAAGAAAATATTGATAGTGGACAAGCAGAAGCAGAAAGACAAAGAATAAAATTTTTGCAAGAACAAATTGCTCTTTTGCAAAGTCAGGGATCAATACAGAAACTTAATGCTGATAATTTATTAGCAAAATTAGAACAACTAAGGACTAATTTAAAAGAAAATCCAATAAACCTTTTTCCTAAAGAAAATGGTGATGGTGATGATGATGAAGGCACTAATACATTCGGTGGCTTCCTTAAAAATGCAAAACAAGGACTAGAAGAATTTTCTAAAGAATCAGTAGATTCTATGTTAAAAAATGCTTTCACAAATGCTTTTAAATCTGCTGAAGATGCTATGCTCGATTTTATTATGACTGGTAAATCATCATTTAAAGATTTAGTCAATTCAATAGTCTCAGATTTAGCAAGAATACAAATTAGAAAAGGTATCACAAGTTTATTTGGTGGTTTCTTAAATTCTTTTGATGGTGGTGGTTTTACAGGTATGGGTGCTAGAGTTGGTGGTATTGATGGTAAGGGTGGCTTCCCTGCTATATTACATCCAAACGAAACAGTCGTGGATCATACAAAAGGGCAAAGCATGGGATCAACAAACATAAACTTTACCATACAAGCCACAGACACAAGTGGTTTCGACCAACTACTAACCTCAAGAAAAAATCAAATAGTTGCTATGATCTCACAGGCAATGAATCAAAGAGGTAAAACAGGACTAATATAATGAGTGGTGCTTTTCCTACATCTAAAAAACCGAGAGTATTTAATTTTGCATCTAATAGACCAAACTCAACTGCATATACTCTTTCAGGCAAAAGATCAGTAAAGCAATTTGCTGCTCAATATTTTACTTTTAGTGTGCAAATGCCACCTATGAACCAATCTGATTTTATGGAATTTTATGCTTTCCTAATCAAGCAAAAGGGTTCTTTTGATACATTTACTTTTCAATACCCTTTAGAGAATCAAGGAGTAGATAAAGGACAAACAGACATTTTAGTTAATGGTGCTACAAGTGCAGGTGCTACTCAAGTTCCTATGGATGGCTTCACAGCATCAGGCACAACAAATAATGTTTTAAGATCAGGTGATCTTATTAAGTTTGCAAGTCACAATAAAATATACATGATTACAGATAATGAAAATGCCAACAGTTCAGGAGAAGTTGCAGCAGTAGATATTGAGCCACCACTTCAAGCAGATGTGGCAAATAATGAAGCAGTCACAGTCAATCAACCATCTTTTACAGTTGCCCTTGAGCAAGACGATATTCTGTATTCAACAGATGCAGCAGGATTTTTTACTTTGTCTTTTGATGTTCGTGAGGTCTTATAATGGCAAGGACTATAAGTTCAAACATAGAAACACAATCTCAACAAGAGGGTATAAGACTTGCACATTTACTTAAACTGAAAAATTTAGGAAACTCAAGTGGGGGGACAACAACTGTTAGTGTCACAAATCATGTTAAAAACATTACATACAATGATGGAACAGACAATCTGACCTATGAAGCAGGTGGTAATTTTTTAGATATAGGTGCTGTTGAAGAATCAGGCTCTTTAGAATACTCAAGCATAAATGTATCTTTGAATAATGTTACAACCACTATCAGAGATTTATTTAAAAATCAAGATTACATAAATAAAGAAGCAACCATATTTTTAGCTTTTCTTGATTCAACTGAACAGGTTATAGATGTTTATGAATATTTTAAAGGAACTGTTGCAGGATCAACATTATCAGTAGCAAATGGTAATTTTAGTTTATCTGTAGAACTGGCTTCACATTGGAAAAATTGGGATATAAAAAATGGAAGAAAGTTTACACAAACATCGCAAACTGATTTTTGCACAAGAAAATCACTTGGTACAGATTTAGGTCTAGCTTTTGCACATCTAACAAACTCGGATGTAAGGTGGAATAGATAATGGGACAGTTCTTCGCTACTGTCGGTTCTGCTATCGTCAATTTCTTTACTGGTGCTGCTTCGGCAGCAGTTTATGTTCAAGCTGCTTTATTTACTGCTCAAGGTGTAATGAGCCATAAAGCAAGGATGAAAGCAAAAAGACAAGGTGCTGAAATATTGCTACAAAAGTATGGTACAGGTGGGGGTATGCCAGTTGTTTATGGTAGAAGGCGAGTAGGCTCTACTGTTGTCTTTATGGAGACAGTAAACAACAAAGAACTATTTGTAGTGTATGCCATAGCAGGACATGAAATAGATAGTTTTGAACCACTAACAATTCAGCTAAATGGTAGATCAATAGATGATACAAGTGTTTTTAGGCAAGGTTATGCAATAGCAGATGGTGTCGAAAGGTTTGAAAGAAAGGATGCTTCTAATTTTACAAGAACAACAAACAGCAATTATTTTGGTACAGGATCAGGAACAGGATCAGTTGCCAATATTTTAAGTGGTGCTAATCCTTTTACAAAGCCTAGAATGGTTTTTAACTTACATAAAGGAGAACAATCACAAACTGCTGATCCGATGCTTACAGGGGTTTTTGATGGCTCAAATAGTAACACCAACTGGACTTCAAACCATAAACTTAACAATATTTGCTATATAGCTGCTAACTTCGAATATGACACTAAAGGTATGTTTCAGGGTGTCCCTAATCTAACAGTAGTTGTCAATGGTAAAAAAGTCTATGATCCTAGACTTGATAACACTTATGGTTCAGGTTCACAAGATTTCGGCACAACATCAGGACACACTTTCTCAAGTAATGCTGCTTTATGTCTTTTGGATTATTTAAAAAATGAAGATTATGGTAAAGGGTTAGCAGAATCAGATTTAGATTTACCAAGTTTTGTGTCAGCAGCTAATGATTGTGGTGATGATGCTGAGACAATATCACAATCTGCATTATGTGTATCTGCATCAGGCAATAATGACAAAATACTTTTAGCTTCAGGTGAAAGAAGTGTTTACAACAATCTTCAAGTAGGCAATAGCTTTACAGTGACAACAGCAGGTGGCACTACTATTGTGAATAACAAAGAATTAGTTGATAAAAGCTATGACATTATTGATATAAGTGGAAGCAATCCAATCTCATTGTTATTTTTACATTTTGAAAAAGATGCAATTATTTCAGAGTTTGCAACAAATACTACTTGCACTTTTTCACAAGGACAAAGGAGATTTCATTGTCATGGGGTTGTTGATACCAATGAATCTGTTTTAGAAAATACTAAAGAACTTGTAGCAAACATGAGGGGTATATTTACCTATACCAATGGCAAATACTCTATCAAGGTAGAGGGTTCAGAAACACCAGTTCAAACTCTTACAGAAGATATGATTCTTGATTCAGGCATACAATTATCATTAGAAAATAAAGAAGCTAAATTTAACAAAGTTGAGGTTGAATTTTTTAATGCACAAAAAAGATATGAAACAGACACCATAAGTAATACTGGTGAGTCAGGAGAAACTTTGTTAGCTGATGATGGTAATGAAGTTTTAGAAGCAAGAGTTCAGTTTCCCTACGTCACAAGTCACAGGATTGCGAATAATCATGCTAAAGGCATATTACAGAGATCAAGAAATCAAAAAACAATAACATTTGTAGCTACACCAAGAGTTTTGAAATCTAGAGTGGGTGAAGTTATTGCTATTACAAATTCTGATCTTGGTTTATCAGCAGAGCAATATCGAATAACCCACATGAATATAAATCCTGATCTAAACATAGAAGTCAGTGCTGTTGTTTATCAGGGCAACATTTATGGCTATACAGCACCACCAGTCGAAGATTTAGGAATACCAAATGATCCAGTAGAAATGAATAGAGTTTTAGCACCATCAAGTCTTGCTTTTACAGACAAAAATGCTTCAACAGGTGTTCCAGCAAGACTTACTTGGACAGATTCATCTAAATATCCTTCTTATAAGTTTAGAGTAGTTGTCAAAGATAGTGGCAGTAATGTCAGATTCGATGGTGAAACACAAAATGAATTTTTTGATTTAGATGGAATAGAGATAGCAACAGGATATTCAGGAGAAGTTTCAGCAGTCAATAGTTTGGGTGTAGAAAGTGCTGCTTCTAGTTTGTCATTTAATGTGACTGTAGCACCAATATCAAATCCTGATATTGGAGACGACCAAATTGATGCAGACCACATTTCAGTCACCAGTCTTGCTGCTATATCGGCAGACATGGGAACTATAACAGCAGGAACAATAGATGCTGATAATATTACTGTTAGCAACTTAGAAGCAGACAATATTAAAGCTAATGGTCTAAACAATGTGAATATTATTGCTGATGCTTTTCTAGGTGACTTTGGTGTTGAAGCAGGACAGTCAGGTAACACAACACTTACAACTTCTTTTCAAACTCTAGAAAGTTTTACGATACCTGCATCAAAAGAAGCAGGGACTATTGGTATTATTGCTGTTGGTGATATTGGAAATTTAGCAACATCAGGTTCGCAAGTAAGATTTGATATCTTTCATGGTGGCACTTCAGTAGCAAATTACACATCTTCAGTCGGTGTAGAAGCTGCTCTTGCACCTTTTGTTTTAGCAGCACAAGTGTCAGCAGATACAACACAAACAAAAACATTTGAACTTAAAGGCAAAAAAAATACATCAGTAAGTGATGATCTTGTTTCATTTAATTGTGCTATTTTTGCTATCAAAGTAAATTCATCAGGGTTCACAACATGATATTTAAAAAGGCATATCCAAATAACCCTCTTACAACACTTGAACATCTTAGGCAGGTTAGAAATCGTATGCTATCTGATTGTGACTGGACACAAAACAACGACAGTCCATTAACAGATCAGCAAAAAGAGTCTTGGAGAACATACAGACAACAGTTAAGAGATTTACCTTCAAGCTATACAAATGATGACAATATAGCTGATATTGTTTATCCAAACTTACCTGAATAGCTTTTTTTTATAACTTTATTAGATATAATCAAACTCATGTGGATTTTTGATTTAATATTTTGGTTAGTGTTTGCCAATGGCTGCTCTAACATTCTAATAAGCATATACCCTGAACCTAAAAAAGGATGGAATAAAAGGGCTTATGATATCGTAGATTACTTATCATTAAGGAAAAGGAGATAAAATGGCAAAAGAAAGTAAAACATCAAATGCTGCTAAAAATGAAAAAGATAAACCAACTTATGAACAGCTTGAGGAAACAATCAGGCAGTTATCAATGTTGGTAGAAGGATATAGAAATAAAGCAGATCAATTAGAAGTGCAAATGATGTTATCCAAACAGGGTAAATAATGGCTAGAAAGACTGCTCAAGACGTTCATTTAGAATTATGTGTCTTAGAAGCAGAGAATCAAGAAAGGTGGAAAACAGCTTTCAACAAGTTTGAAGAGCTTGATTGCGATGTCAAAGAGATCAGAACAAGACTAGAAAGTGGCACAAGAACAATCATAGGATTGCTTGTTGTCTTGCTTACCAGTTTCATTACATTAATGATGAGAAGTTTGTTATTTCCAGTTTAGGGCAGCCATATTCATAATCTCCTTAACCCATATTCCACTTTGGTTGCCCTTCCCTTATACTAAGAAAATGAAAAAAGAACTCAGAGAGGAAGTTTCTAATCATATTAAGGAGTTCGAGGGCTATTCAACCCTGCTGTACGAATGTCAAAGTGGATATATGAGCATAGCACATGGTAGAAATCTTGAACAAAGAGGAATCACAAAAGAAGAAGCCAACTATCTTTTACAAAATGATATTGATATATCTATTAAAGAACTCTCAGGAATAATTAAAAATTTTGAAAAGCTACCTGATAAAGCCAAACTTGTGCTAATAGATATGCACTACAATCTAGGCTTGTCTAAGCTATTAAGTTTTGAAAAAATGCTTGATGCTATAGACCAAAGAGATTTCGAGAAAGCTGCTGAAGAATTACTAGATTCTAGGTATGCACAACAAGTAAAGCGAAGGGCATTGGCTAATTCTTCTTTATTAAATGCGAGTGCTTAAAAAATCGCATAGGGTGTCTGTCACCTACTGAAGTATCACCAGACATTCCTTTATAAAATAAATCAAGCACTAAACAAAAATCTTCATTGCTGAGATTCCTTTTCCAAAAATTCAAAGCTACACATATAAGCTGAACATTCTGAAAAGAATATGGTTTAGCATTATCAATCCTATCTATTGAAATATTTTTGTAGTTGTTTATCAGATCACCTTTACCATCTTTGACATACGACATTGTGATATTTGAGATAGCACATTTACCCTTTTGCTTCTGATAAATCTTATAGACTTCATCAGGTGTGATGCTAAAAAACAATCCTGCTCTGCTTCTGTTCTTAGATTGATGAACTAAGTTCTTTATATATTCTTTTGGACTGCTTGAAATATGAACTCTTTTTCTTTTGGCACGACAAACTTTACAACTGGTCTCATACAAGTCTTTTTTTTTGTTGTAGTAAAAAGCTGTCAGTTCTTTTTGTTGGTTACAGTCTTTACATATCTTCATGGTAAAATGTGGTGGACAACAAGATTCACAGGATATGAAAAATAAGTTTGATGGGTACTGCACTTCATCTTGTTTTGGTCTATGACACCACCACTTGCCATTTAGGTTACCCCCATCATCCTTAATCTTCTAACTTTTTGACTCTGACAGTTTTGTTTCTGGTTGTGACTGGTTCATCTAAAGGCACACTTACCATCTTGGTTTTTCTTGTTGTTGTTTTCCAAGATGTTTCAAAACCATTCATGTTGCCAATCTCTGCATCTCCCATCATTTCTTGCAGTCTGATTTCAGCACCACTTATGACATCATTCAGACCTTTTATTTGCTCTTTAGCCGACACAATGCTCTTACATAGACCTATGGCTTCGTTATTGTTTAAATCAACCACCTTCGATGTCTCAGGACTTGGAAACATGATTTGAGTGTCTTTATGGGTGACTGGTGGATAGTAGTCAGCTTCTTTGATCCTTCTTTCAAAGTCCAAGATCACATCCTTAAGTTCTGACTCAAATTTTAAATCCCTTCTAAGCAGAAAAATTTTAAGCATTGTTGATCTATGCAAAGTTGAGACACAAGCCCAATCATAGCCAGTTATCGCCATCAATCCTTTTACTTGCAAGACACCACGAAACAAAGGTGGCTTTCCATCTTCTTCTGGATGGTTACCTGTAGCTTTAGCTTCTAGTATGCCTTGTCCATGCAATAAAATTTCTTGGTCATCTTCGGTATAGATAAGTTCATTATCAGGCTTTACTGAGTGATTAAGAGCATAAGCTATACCATCTATTGAACCACCTAAAGGATATTCTTCATGCAATACAGGAGTAGTTATATCTTTTTTTAAATTATGTAAACCTAATTTTTCTGCTGTGATTTCAAGAATAGGATTTTCCAAAATATTTCCCATTTCAGCGTGGATGCCTTTTTCTGATCTAACATTCTCACCCTTTCTTGCTCTTATCCTTGAATCTAAATATTCATTTCTAGTTTCATAACCACTAACCCCAAAAAGGGCAGCAAGTCCAGAACAACTAGCATGATTATCGCTTGTCAATTTTCCTTGTGCTTTTTCCATTTATATATTCTCCTTAAAGAAAGGGATGATTGTCATTGTCATCAAATGCTGCTATAAAAACCCATGATAACAATATTACTGCTATAACATTAAGCAGACTATCTAACACTTTCTCTTTCCCATAAATAGTTTTTGATTACCTTGTAGTATAAAGCTGTCAATCGTTCAAGAGCAAGTCGATCATTTGTTTTATACAACTTGCCCTTTCTGTCTATAACTTCTTCAAGACAATTTATTAAATCGTTTGTTTCTTGTTTACTCAGTTTCATTTAAAAACAAAGTCCTATTACAATACCTATCGTTAAAAAGATCAGATAGTTTCTATTTCTTTTTGGTCTTGTTCTATCCCAAAAAGCGATTTCCGAAAAAGTCCAATTATTATTTTTCATTCAATCTCCTCTAAAATGTGTAAGCATCATTGCCTACATATACAAAAGTAAACAAAAATAAATATTTTTCAATAAAAATAGCAAAAAAGTTGCTTTTTTTTTATTTGCCCTTATAGTTGTTAATTATGGAAGAAAGAAAACTGATTCCAATTAATCCAACTCTGCATAGACAGATCAAAGAGTATTGTGCTGAACAAGGTCTTATTATGTCTAAGTTTGTTGAAGGGTTAATATGCACAACTTTTAAAAAAAAGGTAGGTGAAGATGATGGGAGAGATATTCGATCCTGATTGTAAGTATTACAAAGAAAGGAATGGTAAAACTAAGGTTTGGGTAGAGGACAGATTAGCAGAAAAGTTAAATAAGTTTGCTGCTGATAATAAATCTTGTCCAAGCAAAATAGCAGAATATTTTATTTCTATGGGTATCAATACTCTCGAACATTTTCCGAATCAACCAGTAATTTTCGATAAGGAGATTTTGAAATGAGTAAATGTGCTGTTAATAGTGTTAAAAGTATTAATACTAATGAAGAAGATTTTTTGTATTGGGTAGGGCAGAAGTTGTTATGGGTAAATTATGAGAGATACCAATTATCTTGCAATGGTTTTCCACAAGAACAACTGACACTTGAAACATATCTAGCAGAAAATCATGTTGCTCTTTTGACTGAGTTTTTACAAAGTGAAAAGGGATGTGTGTAAAGTAAAAAAAGTGGATGGTGATAAGCCAATAAGGAGAAAAAATAATGTCTTTTTTACAATTAAACGAGAACGAAGGTTCTAGTATGTATATTCAATTTGTTTTCAAAGATGGAGTATGGAAGTCCAAAGATGAAATAATTGAAGCAAAGTATTTTATGATTCATCCTGATTTTAAGACTGGATTTTCTAAATATGAAAATGGTGTCTATAAAAATATGTGGGATGAAAAAGTAGGTGTAAGACCTGATAATCACAAAGAACTAATAGCTGATGGCTATCGTAGAAGTTTCTGGTGTAGGGTTCTTATAAAAGATAAGGGTGTTTTTGTTTGGTCAAGAAACAGTATATTTGAATGTAAAGCCTTTGACGAAGCTATTAGTTCAGCATGGTCTGATAAAGTTGATGGCAAAGCACCAGTATTTGAATATATGGGAAATGAGAGTGTTGTCGTCAGAAATGGCAAGGGCTTTCAAGCCCAACTCAAATACCTTGAATGGAAAGATATTCCTGAAGATTTTGATGAACCACTAGGAGACGATAGTTCAGATGACCAAGAATCGGAAGGAATCCCATTCTAATACAAGTCGTGACTCTAGTGATTTTGAGTCTCCCGCTTCATTAAGTATCGCTAGAGTTCACGAATCTAATACTAAGCTATGGGTATCTCCTTTAGGTAATATATTAGATAAAGAATATCCTATTCCTGAACCTGTCATTGATGGTCTATTGCATTTGGGAGATCAATGTATCTTGTTTGGTAAATCAGGTTCAGGGAAGTCTTATATTACTCAGCGATTGTGTTTATCTTTAGCTATGGGTTTAGACTTTTCTTATTACAAAATACCAAAAGCAAGAAAAATCCTTTATGTCGATGGTGAAATGACACCTTCCAGTTTGCAAAAAAGATATAGAAAAATGAAACCAAAGTTAGGCAACCCCGATGACTGGGTTAGAGGATTGAATAATCTACATTACATATCAAGATTCATTGTGCCTGAGTTTAAAGAGTTTGATATAGAAACAGGGCAACATCATTACAAACAAGAGCCTGAAATCATGCTCAGAACCTTAGAGGAAGAAAAGAATATGCAGCAGTTAATGAACACGATTGAGATAGGAAAATATGAAATTATAGTCTTAGACAATATATTTACTTTGTTCAACTTTCCTAATGGGTATAACAACCCTGAAGATTGGCTGACTTATGTGCAACCTTTTCTTAATTATTGTCGGCAAAGAAACAAGTGTGTATGGATTGTAGATCATGCAAACAAAAGTGGTGAGTTATTTGGGACTATGGGTAAACAAGTAACACTTGATCTGATGATAAAAGTTGAATCAGAGAAAAAAGAGATAGATCACTTTGAAGAAGATGATTCAGATATTGAGTTTGCTTTTACATGGGAGTTTAGGAAAGCAAGGCATCTTAATTCTCTGCAACAAGAAGATGTCGAGTTTCAACTTATTAATGGTGATATTGAGGTTGTAGAAAACCCCTACAAACAACAGTTGGCACTAGCTAAAAAATATTACGAAGAAGGTTTGCCCTTAAGAAAAATATCCGAACAGATCATGGAAGATATTTCATTCAATGTCAGTCATAGCAGAATACAGCGATGGGCTAAGAAAGAAGGGTGGGTAAGGGATGAATAAAGATATATCGTATCAATCTAATACTCTTATAGAGTATTTAGATTTGATACAAATAATATCTTGGCAAAATAAGCCTTTCAGCGATTGCTTGTATCAGGGTATGATACAAAGGTGTTACAAATGAGATTAGAAGAAAGACTAAGACAATGCAAAGTGCAAGGTGATAAAGCAGAACATAGGTTCAAAGAACTTATGGATGCCAAAGGTAGATTTTGTATGCCAAGTTATCCAAAGCAGAATATGGAAGATCACATAGACTTTTTTGTTGATGATATAGGTATAGATGTCAAAGGCAATCGTCATTTGAACTGTATATGGCTAGAGTTAAACAATGTGCAAGGCAAAGATGGATGGCTCAAGGGTAAAGCAGATTATATCGTAATGGATATTAAAGAACTCAAAGGGTTTTATTTTTTTCCAAGAACAGACTTACTAGATTATTGTTCAAACATAACAGAGACAGCCAAACATAAATTTGAATACAATAAACTCTATACAAGGCATGGGAGAAAAGATTTACTGGTTCAGGTTAGATATAATGATATAAAACATTTACAAAAAGGATTTATTAAATATGGCTGATAAAAAAGCAACAGACAAACAGATAGCAGGATCACATTATAAAAAACTTAGATTACAACCAGTAGAGTTTTGCCAAGTCAATGAACTTAATTATTGCGAGTCAGCAGTCATTAAATATGTATGCAGACACACTGATAAAAATGGTAAAGAAGATTTACTCAAAGCAATACACTATCTACAACTACTTATAGAAATAGAATATGAAGATTAATGTAAGAACAAATATTAAAGAGTTTGAAAAAAAAGTATCGCTGTTGCAAAAAGATTTAGTGCCTAGTGCTTCATCAAGAGCCATAAACAAAACCCTCGAAAAATTGAAACTAAAACAGAAACAGCTTCAAAATAAATTTTTAGATAGACCTAAACCTCAGACCACTAAAGGCTACTTTATTAAGTTTTCAGGTAAAAAAACTTTAGTTGGTTCTCTAAACTTTAGAGACTTTGTTGAAGAATACATGCAATTTCAGATAAGAGGTGGCTTCAGATATAGTGATAAAAGAAACCCAGTACCAATTAAAGGCAATGCAAGACTAGATCAGTTTGGAAATATAGTAGGCAAAAGAAGTAAAAGAGGTTTAGCAAAAAATAAAAATCAGTTCATTGCAGAGATCAAAGGAACTCTTGCTGTATGGGAAAGGGTTGGTAAGTCTGGTGTAAAACCACTAATATTGCTAACACAAAACTTCGCTAACTATAAAAAGAAATTTCCATTCTTTGAAGAAGCTGAAAAATTTGCAAAAAAAGAATTCCCTAAACAATTAAGAGTTGCTTTTGCAAGAGCAAAAAGGAAGGCTAAAGTATAAATGCTGTTTATATTACTATCTATTTTTACAATCCTTGCGAAGCCTTATTTCTCAAGGGTTTCAGCGATTTCGTTAAAACACCCTCTGAAACCCCCCATATATAGGTTCTTACAGAGGCTACATGTATGGGTTATTCGTGATG